CCTTAGCACCCTGCCACTTTACATGGGCTGGAGTTAACTCCTCTTTTTTACCACCATGATCGTTGGTTGAATCTGGGTCTTTTGTATCATCGATTAATAGGAGACCCGAGAGTGCATATTTTCGAGCATACGAGCTGCTGCTTCCGAACGACTGCGCCACATCCATACCCTTGCGGTTGATGTCGATGCCTGCCTGGGCAGTTACTGCTCTGCCTTCCGTTCTACCTTCTTTGTCTATCTGTATAGATACCGTACTTTCAATGAATACAATTCCACCAACCTCTTTAACCTCATCCTCGATAGTTAAGGTGCATTCGTACTTCAGGAGCAATGGCTTGAGAGCCTCAAGGATGTCTTCGCAGTTTCTATACTTATACTTGCCAAATGCATTGAATTGGCTCTTGGGAGCTTTAAGCTCATTCTGAATTGCAATTAGTTCTCTCATAGTTTTCGTGTTTTAATGATGTATAATTCTCCAATTAATTGGTCAAGTGTTTTTACTAGGTCTTCCATGTTATATTGTGTTTAGGTGGTGTAATAGATCAAGGCTAAGGCTGTACATGTCAAAAATTTCCTCTATGTCATTGCCTCTCCTTATTTCCTCGTGTATGTGTACGATGATGTCCCGCACTTCTTCAATGTGATAACCTTGCTCTAGTAGAGCGTCAATAATCGGATTTTCGTCTTGCATTCTCATAGTTTGTGTATCTGTTTAGTTTTAATTTCTGCATACCAGAATGTAAACTCATCCCAGTAAAGCTCAAAGGTTTTAGCTATCTCTTGTTTTACACTAACGGGTACATCCCCGTAGTTTATACTAATCCATTCGTTGATTCTATCCTCTACCATTGCCGATCCAGGTTGAACTAACAAAAACGATCCATTGGTTGCCTAGCTTTCTAGGCGGGTACACCCATTCTTCAGGCCAGACTCCAGAGCGGATGATCTGGTGAACACGTGTAGATTTTTCGGTAAAGCCACGTAGTACTCCGTACTCGGTGGCGGTCATCATTTCGTAAAGCATTGGCGTACATTGGCTTCTAACTGTTCAACAATAAAAGGGTCTAGGATTGAGCATACGACTCTGTAATGATCGGTAAACCGCTCGTTGAGCTCATCGTATAGCTCCAGGGTAATAGACTTGCCGTTACCAAAGTAAAGGTCAAGTACAATGCCTTCGTTGGCGAAGGATTCGAGCTCCAGGCTAAAGCCTGACTGCTCAAGGATAAAGTGGTGATCTGTTAACATGTATGTGATTGTTTAGTGTGATGTAAATGTACAAGAGTCTGCACAACAAATGCAAGGGAATTGTCAAAATTATTTTTGTTTTACACTAAGGGTAATATTCTGGGCTGAATGGTTTTGTTTTACACTATGGCCCAAGGTTGATTTTATTTTCCACTATGGCCTGGTAATAAGATTTTATTTTCCACTATGGGGTTTAAATCTGATTTTATTTTCCACTATGGGGTTTTCCATTTTGTTTTCCACTATGGCTATTTTTCCGCCATGTTTTACACTATGGGTCAATCCGCCATGTTTTACACTATGGGGGTACGGGCATGCCCATTCCGTACCTATGTAGGTAGGCGGACTGCATAGCATAGCAAGGCCACAAAGTAGCAAGGCTAACAAGGCTATTTTTAGGCCCGTAGCGAAGCGATATTTTTATTTTGGTATCCTTACATAGCTAGAAATTTGGAGGGCTTAGAATGGCTTAAAATAGGCTTAAAAAAAAGGGGGTTTTTGACCCCCGTTAAATACTCAATAGTTTATCGAAATCTGAAGGCTCCCCAATTAGAAATAATATAAAATGATTTTCCACGGTTCTAATGTTAGGGTGATCAAAATTTAAGCTTATTTTTTCCCTTACTTTTTTCTCAAAATTAGGGTCTAAAATATCGGGGCACGACCTTATAACTGTTAATAAACGGGCCTTAATTTGATTAATATTGCCCGTTGCTAGGTTTATTTTTTCCATGTTTTAGTTAATTATAGGTGAAAGGCTTAGTAAATTTTTTTTCTAGCTTTTCAGCTAATTTTTGAGCGTCTTGCATGTTATCCGCAAATTTTTCAAGCCATATTAAGCCTTCAAGGTCGTAAGCGATAACAGAATAAGACTCATTAAAATCCTGTTCAATTTCAATAATTATTGAATTTATTGAGTTTATTTTTTTATCTAAGTAGATCATGGTTTCTAGGGGTTAAAAAAGGGGCTTAATTTGCCCCCTTAACTTTGGTTATAGTTTCTTGAATATTATAGGATTGAAATACTATTCCGCCTCCAAAATTCTTACCCCGGTAAATTTTACCGCCTACTTTTTTGGCAAGGTGCACCGCTAGATCCCATTTAGTATCTAAGCTGAAATTTTCGGCTAGTACTTGATCATTTAACAGGTCAAGAAAATGAACCACAAATCTAGGGTTCCCGTTTATGTCGTTTGATATCCGCTTCATATTAAGATGGGTTTTGAATAGAAATTACTTTTTGAGAAGCCAAGGTGAAATTTTTAAAATCCCAAGTACTAGGAACAGGTAAGCCAAAAAGCTCGCTTATTTCTTTAATGTCCCCGATAATATTAAAAGCCTTGTAAAAATTTACCGTACTAGTTCGGGCCGTTAACTGCTTAGACAAATATCCTTCAGCTTCTTGACTCATTACCTTAATAACCGTAGGTAATTGATCTAAATAAAAAACCCTAGGCAAAGGAACCCGAAAAACTTTTATACAATCGGGGATTGCATTCCAAAGGATATTCAAATGCCTACCAGTTGACGACGAATAACGTCTACTATTTACAAAGCATACTTTGTCCCCATTATTGGCCGTCACGAACTTTGCAGCTATAAAGTGGTGCCCGTAACTATACGCCGTATCTTGTTCAAAAAACAAGTTGTTTGCACTACCTTTGAATTGTTTTTGGCTAGCAAAAACGCTAGCTAGTTCGCTGTTACTGTTGAATACTGTTCTCATGTTGTTTGTTTGTTTGTGTGTTGATTAAATTAATTTGCTTTAAGTTTTTTTAACTGCTTAAGACTTTCTAGGCTCCAATTATTGGAAAGAAACTTTACCGCTGTTTCCATGCTATTTACCTTTGGTGCCTTAATTTCTAGGCCATTAATTAAAATTTTATTCAATTCAGGTGCATAGGCATGGCGCTCAATTCCAATTAATTTCCAAAGCTTTTTTTCAATAAAGTCTAGTTTCTCAAGATCAAAAGCTAGGTTCAAAACCTCAATATTAAAATTAAAGCCCTCAATTCGATCTATCGACAAATTTTCAAGTCTATCTTGAATGTCTGAATAGTACTCAATCCGCAATTTTTTTGCAGTGTTAAAAAATTTGTGCTTTGAATTAAGCCCGTTAATTTTTGATTCGATCAATTTGAAATTTGTTTCCATGTTGTTTGTGTTTTGAGTTGATTAAATAAGTTTTAATCCTAGCATATAAAACAGCCCGAAAATAGGGGCGAACGCTAAAATTGTGTAGGCAATTAGCCAAAGGGTTTTCAATGCTTTTTTCATGCTGTTTTTTGTTTTGTGTTGTTAGTGTTGATTAATATCTATTCCCTAAATGTTGATTTAATTCTGTAATAGAATCAAAAAACAATTCTTGTTCTGTTTGGTCGTCGTAAACAATAAAATTAACAGCTTGACCAAACGCGCTTGCAATAGTTACGCCGTTTTCAAGTGCTATGTAAACGTAGCCGCTATTAATGTTGAAGCCCTCTTCTTGGATTTCTTCGCCTCCAAAATAAATTGCGTATGCTCTCCAAACTATTGATTTTGAAATAGCATCTGAGTATCCGAACGAGTTTTGTGTTTGTGTTGTCATGGTTTCTATTTGTTTAGTGTTTGTTTGTTATGTAAATGTACAAAGGTTTGTATTAACTACAAGGGAATTGTAAAGTATTTTTTAATGATTAGTATATTTTTTTTAGTTTACCTTTAAGGACTGAATAAACAGTTTATTTCAGTTGTACAAACTTTTGTAGGAAAATGGGGAAAAATGGAGGTGCAAGACCAGGCGCTGGTAGACCACCTAAAATTCTGGAAGTCAAGCTCATAGAACAGATGGATGCTTTAGCAGCACCGCAACAAATTTGGGATGCCTTGCTATACAAGTGCCAACAAGGGGATACACAAGCTTTAAAGCTTTGGCTTTCTTACCGCTTCGGCCTACCAAAGCAACAAATTGACGTTACTAGCAACGGGGAAAAGATAGCACCTCCGATCCAATGGATTGGGAAAAATATAGCGATCGAAGCGGCAAAGGTAATACAAGACGACGACGAACTCCAGGAACTCCAGGCCCTGGATGCCCCGGGGCTAGAAAATAATATGTAACAAAGTATGAATCAATGATCAACTTGCTAGAAGATTACAAGCCGCTATTTTATGAGCAACCGGATACCCGTTATTATTTAATAACCGGCGGTCGTGGATCGGGCAAATCTTGGACATTGGCGTTATTTCTTTTGAATTTAACCTACCAAAAAGGACATGTAATACTTTTTACCCGTTACACCTTGGTATCTGCGTTTATTTCGATAATACCCGAATTTTTGGACAAAATAGAAATAATGGGCAAAGTAAATGATTTTGAGGTGACGCAATCCGAAATCATCAATAAATTGACCGGATCAAAAATTCTATTCCGTGGAATCAAAACGAGTTCCGGCGTCAACACGGCTAATTTAAAAAGTATTGCGGGCCTATCTACATGGGTCGTTGATGAAGCGGAAGAATTAACAGACCCCGAAATATTCGATAAAGTAGACCTATCGATACGGGCTAAGGATAATTATAACCGTGTTATTTTAGTAATGAATCCGGCCTACAAAAGTCACTGGATCTATAATGATTTTGTAAAAAAGAAGCGGAAGGATACGACCTACATTCATACGACCTATATAGACAATAAAGATAATTTAAGCGATTCATTCATACAGGCGGCGGAAAAAACCAAAAGGGAAAATAGGTCAAGATATGAGCACCTATTTCTAGGCACTTGGTTGGATGATGCGGAAGGCATGCTATGGAATCGGGCAATAATCGGAAAGGCTAGAATAGAAGAAGCCCCGAATCTAACAAGGATAATTGTAGCAATCGACCCCGCTGTTACGGCTAACATGCAAAGTGACGAAACCGGCTTAATTGTTGTAGGCAAGGACAAAGAAGGCTTCGGATATGTCCTAGAAGACTTAAGCGGAAAATATTCGCCGAATCATTGGGCAAAGGTTGCAACGGATGCGGCCTTCCGTTGGAATGCGGATTGCATAGTAGCTGAAAAAAACCAAGGCGGGGACATGGTAGAAGCTGTATTAAAGTCTCAAGGGAGCAATTTTAGAATAAAGCTAGTGACTGCAACAAAGGGAAAGTATGTGAGAGCGGAGCCCGTATATTCGTTATATGAGCAAGGGCAAGTATACCACGTTGGGAGTTTTCCGCTGTTAGAATCGCAAATGGTCACCTTTGACCCGGATAAGGGAAAATCGCCCGATAGGGTCGATGCCTTGGTATGGGGCTTAACTGAATTAATGGTAAAAAATAACTTTGAATTTTCTATATGACAAAAGAAACAATTGCTTCGCTAATTTTAATGCTGGTCTGTTATTTGCTACTTGCATTTATTACTTTGGATTTTAACCCGTTAACATGGCATTGGAGTGCCCGTGCTGTTATGGTAGTATCTTGGTTTTACGGAGTTACATTTTTAGAAAAGAATAAATAAGTATATTTGTCTAAACGAATATAGGATGGTACTAAGTGCGCTAAGAAATTACCTTGCTCCAACAATTGTTGAGGCTCCAAAGGGTACGGATGCAAATCTATTAAATAGGATGCTTTATGGCCAATTTACGGCTTCAACTATGGTTGTATGGTATGATTCCAACCAGCAGACATTTATAGATAAGGGATACAAGGGAAACGCACTTGTTTATTCTATAATTAGAAAAATAGCAGAAAAGGGCAAGCAGTGCCCTACTTATGTTTATAAGGAGACTCAAGCTTCTAAAAAGTTTAAAGGAGGAAAATATAGCGCAAAGGAGTTAAACAGGTGGCAGAGTGCTACATTTAGAAAAAAGGAGCTTGAGGATGTAAGTTACTCCGATCCTGTCAATATGTTGATTAAGAACCCAAATCCGATGCAGACATGGAGCGAGTTCTTGGATTCTATGCTAACATGGTACAATACTAGCGGTGAAATATTTATTTACGGGTTTTCTCCTAATGATGGCTTAAATAAGGGCAAGATTAAGGAGATGTATGTTATGCCGTCAAACTATGTTGAATTAGTTGCGGGTAACTTGTTTCAGCCTGTAAAGGGTTATAAGTTGATTATTGGAGACCAAAACATTGAGATTCCAGCAGACCAGGTTTTGCACATTAAGAACACGAATTTGACTTGGGATTTGAATGGAGCTCAGTTAAGAGGTATGCCTCCGCTGTTGGCTGGCTTGAAGACATTGCAGGCGAATAACGAATCAACAGAGGCTAAGCAGAAGACTTTCCAGAATGGAGGAGCAAAAGGTATTATTTCACCGAATGTAAATAATCCTGAGTTCTGGCCATCTCCTGACCAGAGGGCAAAAATGGATGAGCGGATTGATGAGAGGATAAACGGTAATCAAAACATTAATAAGATTGTTGCTTCCTCGATTCCGTTGCGTTACGATGCGATTGGATTGAGTCCTGTTGCGATGGACATTATAAACTCACAGAATAGTGATTTGCAGACTTTGTGCGGATTGTGGGGAGTTAACCCTGTATTGTTCTCCTCTGACGCTACTTATGCGAACTTGGAGCATGCACAGAAATCATTGGTGACAGATGTGATTATGCCTCAGTTGCAGTTGATTGAAGAGAAGTTTACAGAATGGATTGGAGAGTCGTATGGAGCTGATTATGTGATTGATTTTGACATATCATCGTATTCTGAGCTTCAGCCTGATGTTAAGGTGATTTTGGATACTTATGGTAAGTCTCCTTACTTTACAGGTAATGAGGTAAGAAGCTTGTTGAACTGGCATGCAAGTGAAGACCCTGCAATGGATGTTCATTGGATTCCTAACAATGTAATTCCAAGCGAGGAAGCGTTGGGAAATGCTACAACTGACTTTGTGGATTTCCAAGCCTAAGAAATGAGAAAAATAAATTACGCCAAGGTAAGAAGGTCAACGCAAGCTGATTTAAAGAGATACGAACGCCTGGGTGTAAAGATATTTACTGATGCATTGAAATTGCAGGCAAGGCCAACAGTTCCATTAATGCCGATGCAGGAAGCATATATAAAGTTCTATCAGACTGTATTTGTTGATTCTGCAACTAAAGAGTTTAACAGGATTCGGCAGGACAATCAAGAGAAGGCCTTTCTACCAGATAATTTTTTCTTAAGTACCTGGCTTGAGTTTATAAAGAATTGGGTAATTCAGAATTTAGGTCAGTTGATATTTGAAGTAACTGATACTAGTCAGAAGAAAGTTAATGAGATAGTTGCTCAAGGGATTAAGGATGGGTTAAACCCTAGACAAATAGAAGAGCTATTGATTGAGCAAATTCCAGATATTAAGAGAGCTAGGGCTATTGCTAGAACTGAGTCGACAAGGGCTTACAATGAGGGTAAGATGAGGGCTGCGGTTGATTGGTCTAATGAGACCGGTACTAGGCTATGGAAGATATGGATTCATGGCGGAGCAAGGGAGCCTAGGATTCAGCACATTCAGGCACAGAATAAGCCAATACGATTTGATCAGCCATTTGTGTTTTTTACCAATGGGGTTCAGGTCTTGATGGATAAGCCTGGTGATTTAAACGGAGGAGCTGCTCAGACTATAAACTGCTCATGCGTAGTAGTTTATGTTTCAGAATCTTACGCTAGAAGATACTTTAAGGATACCTTTGTTCTGTAAGCAGTTTTGTTTGTTAATTTTATTTATTTGTATATTTGCTTAAACGAATATCTAATGCTAGAGAAAGCCGAGCAATCATATTCTGATTATCCTGAAGCAGTTAGAAATAACGCAAGAAGGGTTCTTAAGTATGTTGAGGAGAACGGATGGGGGCCATGTGGCACAGATGTTGGGAAGCAGAGGGCAAATCAGCTTGCAAATGGCGAGGCTGTTTCAGTTGAAACGATTAAAAGAATGTTTAGCTATCTTAGTAGGCATGAAGTTGATTTAGAGTCTTCTTCATCTTATTCTGATGGTTGTGGGCTGTTGATGTACGATGCATGGGGAGGAAAGGCTGCTTTAGTGTGGAGCAGAAATAAATTAAAGGAATTAGAAAAGACTAGCGATATGGGTTTTGTAACTAAAGGATTAAACCAAGGCTTTACAGATAGTGACATGAAGCAAGGAATTGTTTCTGGTTATTTTGCTGTTTTCGGCAACAAAGATTTGGATGGTGATGTCATTGAACCAGGTGCATTTGCCAAGACAGTTATGGAACGTGGACCACAAGGCAAGCAGTTGATTAAATATTTGCTAGATCACGATAAGAATAAAGTTGTAGCAAAAATTACTAACCTATACGAGGATAGTAAAGGATTGAGATATGAGGCTAAGATTGGAACTCATAATGCAGGGCAGGACTTTCAGAAGATGATTGAAAGTGAACTAATTAACCAGCATTCCTTTGGGTTTAGAACTATTAAGGAGCAGTATGATGCACAATCTAAGTCAAATATGATTAAAGAGGTAATGATGTATGAAGGGTCTGCTGTTCAATTCTTGGGGGCTAATCCTGAAACTACTTTCATTGACTTGAAAAGTGAAGCAGATGCTTTCGAATATCTTAGCAGACTTGAGAAGTTTGTTAAGACATCTGACGCAACTGACGAGACAATTATCAAACTAGAAAATCAACTTAAATCACTTTTGGAGTTTCTAAAGCCAGCAGAGCCTACTTTAGAAATTAAGGAAGCCGAGGAGGTAGAAATAATAACAATTAACGAACTTAAAAAACAATTTGAATCATGGAAAATCTAACAATTGATGCCGTAAAGGCAGTGATTGCAGAAGCTGGCGAGGCTCTTAAGGCTAAGGCAAGCAA